AGAAACGTTGTTGTTCTTTAGTAGCTACATTGTTGCCGACTTTGGTTTCGACGAAAATGACTTTACCTTTTTTAGTAAGAATCATCAAATCTGGCCAGCCTTTCGGTAGTCCTGTCGACATAAATCTGCCATCCATAAGTTGAAAAGTTCCGACATTATTACGAATAACAATCCAGCCTTGTTCGCCACAATATAGTCGTATTTGGTTCATCAGTCGTTTTTCAGCTTTCATCTTTTATACCTTCCTTTCAGTATTTGTTTTGCCCAATAAGTAGGATTTTTATAGCCACGCTTTTTACCAAGTTGAATCAGTTGTTGTAAGTTTTGCGCTCTTCCTTGTTCTAATTTTTTGTTAAATCTTTCCATTCTTTCTATTTTTTCTAGTTCTGCTTGTCTTTCTTCTTGTATCTGCTTTTTAGTTTTTTTGTTATCAAAGCCACAATATGGACAAATTGGTTTTGTACCACTATATGCGAGTAAGCATTTTTGACATGTACGCACAATAATATCTCTTTCACCGTTAGGATTTTGCGCTTTTATTTTACCATCTAATGACCAATCGAACACATTTGTTGGCATGCCATGTCTGAATACATTACCGACTAAATCGTATATAATGGCTTTTTTGCCAGGTCTATAACGTAAGGCACGCATTGATTGTTGTACATATAATGATAATGACATAGTTGGTCTTAATAAAATAACTGTATCACAATCTGGTACATCAAATCCTTCGCCAATTAAGTCCACATTTGATAATATTTTAATTTTATTGTCTCTAAAGTCTTGTATAATTTGTCGTCTTTCTGATTTAGGCGTAGAACCGTCGAAATGTACAACTCCTGGAATGATACTTTCTAAATATTTAGAAAACTTGATTGATGGACAATATATAATAGTCTTGCGATTCATATCAATATATTGTTTTATATTGCCATATATCTTAGAAGTTTCGAAAAAACTAGTCACTTCGCTTTGGTCAAAATCTGAGCCTTTCATAGAAAACGTTTTAGTAAAAACCTTAGGAGCATAATATTCGTAAGGTGCCAAATAATTATTATCGATTAGCCAGTCTGCTGATACACCTTGAATCATCGAGTCAAATATTTTACCAAGTCCTTCGCCATTTAGTCTTGCAGGTGTTGCTGTCAAACCTATTACAGGTACACCTTCGAAATAATCGATAATAGATGTCCATGTTTTTGCAGTAGCATGATGTGCCTCGTCAAATATAATTAGAGTTGGCTTATTAACTACTTTGCCACGTCTTATTCTAGATGCTAAAGTTTGTACCATTCCAATAAAAATATTATCTGATTTTATGTTAAATTTTTCAAATGTTTCTTTAGTTTGGTCAATAAGTTCTTGTCTATGTACGAGAAACCAAACAGAATTATTAGGATTTTTAGCTATATGCTTACGAGACATATCAGCAAAACATACGGTTTTTCCTGCTCCGCAGGGTAGCACAATTAACGGTTGTCTTTTTCCAATTTTAAATGCTGATTGAGTTTTTATCACAATATCTTGTTGATAGTCTCGCAATTTCATATAATCACCTAGTAAAGTCTTTCCAATACATTTTCCCAAAAAGTTGATGCTTTGCTATATAATTCGTCATAGACATATAACAACTTATAATCTGTTTTTATTTCTTCTGGTAAATGTCCAAGTGCAATAATTTTATCTGTTAAGTAATCAAAAAAGTTTTGAAATTTAATCTTGCTGTTGCCTTTTACTCCCATTTCAATTGCTGTTTCTCTCATAATGCCATATAACAATTTTCTACTCTTAACAATTTTCCACATGTTAACGTCCAGTTGAATTAAAAGCTCCGTCGCCTCTTTGTTCGCCAGTATCTTTTACAAAATTGGCAATAACAATAGGCAATACAACTAATTGTCCAACCCTTTCATTTTCTTCTATTGTCACTTTTTTATTTGTTGTATTGGTCACAATTGCATGTATTTCTCCACGATAGCCAGAATCAATTGGCGGTATATTGCATATAATACCACGCTTAGCATGACCACTTCTAGGAACAATAAATGCTGCATAGCCGTCTGGTAATTCTAATCCAAAACCTAAAGGTAGTGCTTTAGATTGATTTGGTTCAAAATATACCTTTCTTATGTTGTATACATCTGCACCAGCATCATTATAATGTGCACGAAATGGGACTTGGCGGTATCCGAAGTCAATTATCTTTATATTCATATAAGTACCTCCTTAAAATCTATTAAAAACTGTTTTTTATCGAATAGTTCTAGTAGTCTTTTATGTTGAAAATGTAAAATATAGTCAAAATTGTCTTTAATTTCTATAAGTTTTCTTTCTACATCTTTTTTGTTGTTTACATAGAACCAATCTTTTAACATAATTTTATGGTCTGGGTCAAATTCATTATCGATTAAAATAACCGAGTCTGACATCATTATTTCCCACACTCTTAATGTGATATGATTGTTATTATATAACTTATCACCTATAACTATAGATGCATATGCTGTGCTGTTTTTTTCTACAACTTCATCAAACTTAACTTTTTTAGTAAAATTTGGTGCTTTTTCAAATGGTAGTTTAAATTGACTTTCTTTTGCTGTGCCATAAAATTCTACAGAATATGGTGTGTCAAATAAATATTCAATCATTTTTTTCTCTCTTTTGCCTGCTCTAAACGAACCGCCATATATAACATCTACATTTTTGAATGACGTTTGGAAAAGTGATTTTTTTTTGTTGTCGAATAATAACTTATATCTTTCTAACGGAAAGTAAACTGCTTTTAGGTTTGGCATAAGTTTTTTAACAACATCTAAGTTAAATGTTTGAGATATAACTTTTAGTCTGTTGGTATTTACCCAAACATCTTTTTTAAGAAATCCCCAACCTCGTTTTTCTATAGCTGGCCACAATTGTTTAAACGGTAGTCTTAAATCGGTAAGCAAATAATACATTTCTTTTTTGTATTCAGCCATAAGTTGATAATTTCTGAGTATAACTTCGTTTGGCTGACCTCCGAAAAAGTTGATAGCTCCGTTTACAATTAAAAGTTTATCATATTCATTTATATCTCTTTTGTGAAAGTCACTAAACGGTATAGTATGTTCAGTTTTTGTTCTAGATATAATATCAACATCAAAACCTATAAGCTCTAACACTTTTTTAAAATATATTGTCTCTCCAGATGGTGTAGTTTTAAAATTTGTCACATTATTTGCTAAATTTAGCAATGCGATTTTCATATTATTCCCTCATCTTTACAAACTTGCAATATGTTGTCTTTGTTAACCATTTCATATAATTGTTTAGCATTATTGATTAACTTTCTAAAGTTGATTTTGTATTCTTTCTTATTTTTTGTTTCGAAATTTTTTATAACTTGTTTTATTTTTTCTTCGTCTCTTAGATATAAATGCATACTAGTTACGAAATGCGTGTGTTTTCCTGTGCCAATTTTTAGTCTTCTAGCAATATATCTATTTAACTCTGTAAAGAAAACAATGTCATATGGTAATCCGAACCATACATCGTTACTTCTCATAAAACTTGTTGAGCTCAATTTGCCTTTTCGAATGTAAAATTGTAATGCAACTGTGCAAGGCTCATCATTAGTTTCAATTTTTTTGTTGTGTGGTGTGTTAATATTCACAACAGCTCTTCTAGACAGCGGGTCTTTTCTTAACATTTCGATAACTTGTTCAATTTGGTCAAAATCAAATTTATTTTTTAAAATATAACCATATGCTGAATTGTTTGTTATGCCATCGTCTGTTAATCTATTCCACAAATCAGCAAATTGACCAATGAACTTAACATCGTTATTTCCAGAAAAATACCAAATCATTTCTGCTAATAAGTATTTTAAACTTAAGTGTCTATACGTTAGTATATTGTGTTCTGGATTTATTGTAAATCTGACATTAAGTAATTCTCTAGTGTTTCCAACTATTGGCTTGTTTAATAAATTTTTCAATATTTCGTTATATATTACATTCATTTTAATGCCTCCGATAACTTTTTCTTAAATTGTTTATCGCTAACATTTAACAATTTTATATATTCTGGATTATCTCTACCTATTGTATGAAAAGCTTTATTTATAAGTTGATATTGCATTCTTACTTGTTTGTATCTTTCTCTTCTCATACGTTTGTTAAGTAATTCATGGTCATCAGAATATAGAATTATAACTTTTATTTCTTCTTCGAAACTAAATTGCATAAGTTTTTTAAATTCTTCTATAGTTAGTTGTTTTTTTCTGTTAAATACTGACGGATAAATCATTTCACCTATAAAGTGTCTGTCAAATATAACATTCGTTTTTCTTAATGTTTGATAATAAAAGTCATAGTCTTTAGGGTCATTTATACCTACATGAACGTAATCTAGTTTATATCTTTTTGCAATTTTTTTAGCCAATGTTGTTTTTCCTATTCTGTCTACACCTTCGATTATTATTCTCATATCTCGTTTATTTCCTCCGGTTTCAAATAGTATAATTTGTCTTTTTTCAATCTAATGCCTTCGTAGTACGTTTTGCCACCCATTCTTTTTTTCTTAAACTTTTTAGACATATTCCTACCAAATAATGTTTGTGACATTTCGTATTCTTTGTTTGCAGCTGCATAACCAATATAGTTATTAAACAAATCTGCTGAAAGCTCTTTAAAATTACCTACATCACACGATTCTAAAATCCATTGTTGTATAACATCCATCTCTGTTTTATATTCTTCTAAAGAATGTGTTAATATTTCTGGTTCTTCTAAGCCTTCTTTATACCATTTTTTTGCTCCTTGTACTACCCAAGAAAATATTTCGTTAATTTCTTCTTTTAATTTATAAATTAACTCTTTATCTTGTTCTTGTTTAGTAAAGACTTTATTAAAAGGTATAATTTTTAATCTTCGCCAAATACCAAAGTCAGTACCACGAATAACGGGTTTATAATTAGTTGCCATAAAAATTTTAAATATAGGTGTGAATTCGAATTCGTTACCATATAAAAATCTTGCAACTATTTTACCAATACCTGATGTCATAGTCTTAATTGCTGATTCGTTAAGTTTATCGCCAAGTTTTGTTTCATCAGTTATAACGTTTCTTATTCTATTAAGTCTAGCAACATCACCTAAATTTGCAGATTGATATTTTTTTTCTAGTAATATTTCGACATTTGATGTAGAACCATAAGAACCACATATTGTGTTTAGTATTTCTAAAAATAATGATTTACCATTAGCACCATCACCGAATAAAATAAACATTGCTTGTTCTTTTGTGCTACCGGTTAAAGAATAACCAGCAACTTTATGCACATAATCGATAATTTCTTTGTTGCCTTCAAAAATCTCATCTAAAAATTTAAGCCATCTTTCTGGTTTTTTATCAACAATTTCAAAAGGTGTAAATTTGCTTAACATTTTATTTTTGTTATGTGGAATAATTGTACCGTTTCTTAAATCTAAAATTCCACTTTCACAATTTAAAATATAATCTTCTTTATCGAAATCATCATTTATTACAGGAACACCATGTATATGTTGTGCTTCTTTAATCATTGCTGACTTTCCTGAGCTAGACAATATTCTGTTTATATTTCTTTGATAAGATTTTAAATCTGAATTAAAACCATTTAACAACATTTGTTGTTTTAAATCTTCTGCAATTATTTCTGCAAATTGTTTAACGCTGTTATATATATCTGTTTGCCAATATTTACCATTGTAAATCATCCATTTTTCGTTATCAACGTTAAATTTTAAATTCCTACCGAATCTTTCGATAAGTTTTATAGCATTACCTGTATCATTAAAATCTTCTGTGTTTGTGATTGATGCTTCTATTTCTCTTATACTTTCTAAGCTTTTAGAAATAGTCATTTCTCTATAATCATCTCTTTCAATCCACTTTTTCTTATGTAATGAGTCTTTTGACTGAAAATATGGACTTTCAATAAATGATGAGTTAATCATATCTGGGTTGCCATCTACATAAAACGCTATTTTATTACACAAAGCTAAATCCATTTCGCTTTCGTTAGAACCACTGCCGGGTGCTACTGAGTTCCAAAGTTTTGCTAATTTAGTATCTTTTTGTAATGCAACTCGTAGTCTTGAATCTAGATTGCCATTTCTTCTACTTATTATTGTTTGTGTTGGTTTTTTCTTTAACATAAATTTGTCTAATAAATGTTGTATGTTAATTTTTTTTATATCGTTTTGATATAACACATTACCAGTAATTGTTACGTATTTATTAGTATTTTCACTTATGTAAATCTCTAAACCTAATTTTGAATTGTTAATATAGTATTTAGATTTGTCAATTTTACTATCGGTTTTGAATATAATTCGTAAACCTTTACCCGAAGGACTTATTTCTGTGTAGCTTCCACAAAAATCAATTATTTCTTTTGCTAACTTTGATTGTTTACCTGTTTCTGAATCGATACAGTTATCAATATCAATAGCACTATAGCCATTAAATATTCCTAAGCCAATGCCACCAGTGACTTTGCCATTTTCATCGAATTTAAAATATTCGTGAAGATTAGCAATTACCGTTTGGAAATTATGAAAAGTTGATTTGTCATTACTTCTTGCCATTTTCTTAGTAAGAGCATTATATGGAACTTTGCCTTTACCATCTTCTAATCTCCAAAGACACCATAACGCATTAACCTTAAGCTCCTGCGGAATGTTTGATAAGTTCATTTATTAAAACGGTAAATCGTCAATTTCTTTTTGCAAACTATTTAATTCTTTTTTAACCGGATCTGTTTCTTCTTTAACAGGTTGTAAGTCTTCTTGTTTAATTCTTTTTGGAGCTGGAGTTTGAATTTTGCCTTGTTTCCAAGACTCTACACTACATGCTTCTTCTAACTTGACTGATTCTACAACTTCTCCACTATCGTTAATCCACTCTTCGATACCAAAGTTGCCAACAAATTTTTTATGTAAAAGTTTTTGTTCGTCAAAATCGAAAATATAATCTGCATTTGACTTTTCAACTGCAACAATAAATCTTTTAAAATAACCTAAAGCTTTTTGTTTATATGACTTATACATAATACCAGAAGCTGGCCATCTACCTTTTGAACTGTGAATTCTTGACATAATGTTTTTAAATTTACCATCAATTATATCAAATCCAATTTTCAAATATTCTTTTTCTTGGACATCTTCAACACGAATAATTTCGCACAAATACTGTCCCGGTTCTAGTGATAAACTATCTTGCGTCATTTCTACGCCATCTAAATTTAATTTAATCATTCTTAATTTTCCTCCATTTTGTAATATCTTCTTATTTTTTGTGTAATGCCTCTTAAATCATTTTCGATATATTGTGTTTCAAATAAACCGATTGGTGTTTTTGCAACATCAAAACCATTTGATTGAGTTGAAAACACATATTTGCCGTCATCTTTAACTGCTCTTAACACAATGGTAAACATTCCTTCGACACATACTTTTTCGTCTAACATTCTACCTATTGTTTTAGGTTTTATATCACCTAATTCATTTTTATCTTCATGCATAAACAAATATACGATTTTGTTATTCGGTAGTTGATAACTAATAAAGTTAATCAATTCCCAAAAATTATCTCCCATTTGATTATATAAATCGAAAATGCTACTACCTTTGCCACCGGCGTGGCCTCTCATAAACTGGTTTGTAATTAAATAACCAGCATCATCAATGACTAATGTATTCACTTTTGAACCAAGTAAAATTTGTTTGATTTGTGAATAATTATCAGTTTGAATAGTATTGAAATCATTTTGGAAAGGTAAAGCTTTACCTAGAACATTAACAACACCTAATCTATCTTTGTCAAAGTTTCTAAGAGATGCACTTTTTCCCATACCTGATTTTCCTATAACTAAAATTGGTAAACCCATTATATTGTCTCCTTCATATTTTTGTATTGTGAACAAAATTGTCTGACTGGACAGAAGTCTTCACATCTTCTGTGTATGCCAGTTCTTTTGTTAATATATAAGCCGTTTTGTTTTTTGTTGTGCTTATATGTAGCTGCTTCACTATAAGTGTCAAATACTTTTAAAGCTCTGCTTGCACCTTGTTTTTGAACTGCAAATTTATTTCCAGTAAACCATGTGTCTTTTTCGGTACAAGGTGTTAATTCATGGTCTTGTTTTTTTTCATTTTCTATTATTTCATTAAACTTATTATATATAAACTTTTCTATATCTTGTAAAATTTGTGTTGTAATTTTAAATTCGTAAACGTATATTGGTTCTTTAGGGTATTCTTTATCGAATTTGGCTTTTGCTCTTGACCAATCTTTTATAAATGCTATAAATCTAACCTTTTCGACTATTTTGTTATTTTTTAACAATAGCCAACTATACATTGCTCCTTGTTTGTACCAATCTTCGAAATCTTTTTTAATTATTTTATAAGATGTACAAGTTTTATAATCTACAACTTCAAAATTTTCTTCATCATATAAGTCTATTTGACCACTTAATCTATAGCCATCTTTTATTTTTTGATTTACATAAAATTCGCTATATTTTGTTTTATCATATCTTTTTATTTCATTGTGTAAAGCTGAACCAAAAATCAAATTGGTCATGTCTGATATATCTTCACTTAATTTTTCATAATGTCGCCTTTGTAATACACTTTGTTGTGTTGGGCTTAATAATGTAGTTACGCCAAAGCTTTTAGGTGTAAAACTATATTGGTTTTCTTTTACCATGTCATAAAAAACTTTTGGCAAATTTTTATTATTAGTTATTTTCATTAATCATGTTCCTTAAATCTGCAACACTTGTTTCAAAAACTCTACTTAGTATGTTAATTGATTTGATGCCTGGTTTTCTATTATTTTCAATTGCATTTATTGTCACAAAACTTAATTCACACAAATTTGCTAGTTGTTCTTGTGTTAAGCCTTTATTTAGCCTTTGTTGTTTTACAAATTCACCTAACTTCATATTTTCTCCTTTCGTTATATCAGACTTTTTTTGCTTTACGATACCATACCACCTCCTTGTTTCATAATTTTTGACACTTGCTCTAAAATTCCAATATCATTTAAATCGACGTACTGTGCTGCTAAATAAATATCGTGGTCGAAAAAATCTAGTAATTCTTCGAAACCTTCTACTTCGTATATACCATCGAAATATGATGTTTCTTCTTCAAAAACCATTTCTGCAAATTGACAAGCTTCTTCGTATGTTGAATATAAATCATCGCCGCCTTGTACTGCATACCATTTATACATGATTTTACTCCTTATCTTGCTTATTTAACAACGCTTCTAAATTCATATGTGTATCAACAGTTGTTTTTATTTGAGCCAATAAATCTCTATATGATTTGATATAAGCATTTGCTATTCCAACAACTCTTTGTAATTCTTTTTGATGTTTTTGTTTTAACTCTTTTAGTTGTTTTTCAAAATCTTTTTCTGTCATTTCATTAAATCCTTTCCATAGTATATTTTAACTTTTTATCGAAGCATTCGTCTTCGAATTCAGTTAAGTTTGGTCTTTTCTCTAAAACTCTTTTAAGTTTTAGTTCGTGCTCTTTTGCTACTTTAATAACGTATGATTCGCCATGTAGCATTACATATATTTCTTTAAAATCTTCAGTCATGCGACCACCTCGTTTCTATATCATATATACCTTTATGTTTGTTGTTTTCAACAAATTCATAAGCATCTCTATAATTATTGTAAGTTCTTACAAACTTCCATTTGTGATTGAAATATTTGAATAAAACATAAATATATTTATTATACTCTATCATATTCTTTCTACCTCTTCCCACAATTCTTCAAATAACGCTGTTTCTTCTGGTAAATAATCACTGTGAACTTCTTCTGGATACACATCATAAATGTGTTCGCAAATTGCTTCGTCAACTTGTTCTATAGTAAAATATATTTGATTTCTAAATATGTATCTAGCGGGCTTATCATTTATTTTCATTTCTTTCTATCTCCTCTAATATTCTATAACTTTTATTTATCATTTTTTTGATTGCATGTATATCGCCACTTATTTCTCCGCTTCTTATTTTTTTTATTTGTTTTTTTAAGTGGTCGATATATTCGATACAATCTTGTTTTTTCATATTATTTAGTGAAATTCAAAACCTTTGTTTTGAACATAACCATAATCTGTTTTTTCAGTTTTTTCTGGGTTTTTACTTATCATATTGCTTAATTCCCAACCTTTTAAATCAAATAGTTCTAACTTTAAGTTATCGTAGAAATGTATTTTTTTTAAATTTTCTACTTTTTTTTCTGCTTCTTTTTTGTTTGTATATACTTCATAACCTCTGGCATAATTGTTCAACATATTGTATACTGCTATTTCCCATCTAACAACATAATATTTTGCTTTCATTTTGTATTCTCCTATAAGCTATCTCATCAGCTACACTTGCTTAAGGTGTAGGACAGCCCGAA